TTACATCAGTTCTGGCTTTGGATTCTTTTTTTATTTCATTGGTTACTTTCCTGTGAAGCTTTTCTTCAGGTTTTAATTTTCTTATTAATTCCGAGACAGCGAATTTTTGTTTAGTTAATCCTTTTTCCAATTTTGAATTTTCATTTTTGAATTGTATAAGCTTTCTATGTGTAGAAGACAATGCATGGCCCATTTTTTTGTATCCATGCTCTATTGCAGCTAATTTCTTTTCAGAGCCAGGCATCATACGTTTAAAATCGAGCTTATCTTTTGCCTTCTCCAGTTTTGTCATTTTGCTTTCAAGACGTGCTATAGAGTTTCCATATTCATAAATATGCTTTTCAGCTGCATCATATGTTGAATTAAGCTTTTTCATTGCAGTGGTAGCTTCATCGCTGGTTTTTTTGCTTATATTACCAGCAGCTTTTTCCTTATTCATTTTCTCAATCAGCTGTTTGGTCAGCCTCTCTTCTGCCTTTAGAAGTTCGTTAGTCTTTTTTATGACTTCTCTGGCACCTTTTTCATCAAAGGTTATAAGTATTTCTGGCATTACTTTTTCCCTTTTTTACGTTTTTTTTCCATTTGGTCGTTTTGATAGTTAAGATAAGTTCTATCGAGGATTTGGATATGTGTGAGGAAGTGTTCTCGTTCTTCGAGATTGGTTATGCGAAACATTCGCATATAGGCATAAATCTCAGAAATTTGTATGTTTCCGAGACCCATGCCTACTTGGCGCGAGCCGGAAAGTTGCCAGAAAGCTTTCCAGTCTTGTTGTAAGTCTGGATATAGCACTGGCTTTTCGTCAAGAAAATCAAAATGCGTTCCATCTGTTTCTTCTACTTCGTTAAACCAATCTGCTCGTTGCCCATACTTTAGCTGCCACAAGAGCACTTCTACAAGTTTTTTTCCGTATCCTCTTCATGATCTAACGTGTCATCATCAACTTCGTCTTCGTCTTCATCTGCCTGGAAGTTTGTTACTTCAGATGCAAAATCTATAACCTCTACGAAAAGCTTTTTGTACTTTGTCAGAGCTTCAATTCTGTTTTCAAGAGTGCATGGAACTTCATCACCGTTTTCGTCAAGCACGCCTTTCCAGTCAACAAGGATCGACTCGGCCACGATCTTTGCCATGATCGATCGATAACGCTTTCTGTTACGCCGACTTTTTTCGAGAGCCTTTGAATATTTTCGTTGAATTTTTTCGTGCTCCGGACTGCCGGTTTCACGAACCATAAAAGTGAGTTCTTCATCTTTCGCATTATATCCAAAGTACAATGGTGCGATGTCAAGCGGTGATGTAAATTCTTCATCGAATGTTGCGAATTTCATGTTAGATCCTCCCCGTGCTCCCCGTAAGGTTTATTGGGCCGAAGCGTAAAATTATGCACGCACGGGGCCACCAAGCACAATTAATGGAACCGCCCCGGCCCAATCTGTTATACACTCTTTTCAATTTCGATGGTGCAAGCTTCTGAACTATCATAAAAGGCTCTGAAACCAATTGTTTCCATTACATCCGCATCCTGGCCGCCGGCATTCGCCGTATCGGTTTCATAACGAACTTTTGGAAAATGAAATCGCATGGACTGAGACGCTAAGTCGGTAAGGGTGAATTCCAGTGATGTATCTGTTCCGCCCATAAATTTGTCATAAATCTGGTTATCTTCGAAATATGCAGTAATGGTACCAGTTACATCACATTTTCCAGCAGAGATATCGACTGGTGTATCATAGCCGAGAGCTGGAAGGTTTCTGAGATTATTGGAAAGCGAGAATGAAATCTCTGACAAGTAGATACCAGTCAGAGCTGCTCCACCTTCCTCGATTGTACCGACATTACCGATACCATTGAAGGGATCAGATGTGGTAGCTGCTGTAGGTGTTCCACTAGAGCTTTCTTCGTAGGTAGTATCTTTAAGCCCCTGGCCGGCGGATTCATCGGATGGAAACCCACCCATAAAGTCGAAGCTGCCGGTAACGATAGCACCAGCCGATACAGTAAGGTTGAACGTGTTGGGTGTCATACCGGTAAAAAGAAAGTATTGATCTTTATCAAGGTGGGCACGTTCCATGGTGAAGGATGTTTCGGTTACGCCGTTCTTGATGCCTTCGGTAATTGAGTCAACCGATGTCCAGCTTGCAGGTGTTGCAAAAAACAGTGCAGCCGCGATGATTTCATCAAAGCTACCGTAAGAGAGTTCGAAGTTGAATCCACCGCCGGAATACTTGTTTGCCTGAATAAGTGCCGCGACATTCCTGTCGCTGCGAATTTCAGCACTGGTAATATTGTCCACGTTATGGACCAGGGATTCACCAGTGATACGTAATGCTTGCATTTCAAGCGAGGCAGGCGGGGTATTCCATGTAGCCTCAGTATCATAGGAAAGTCTCGTTCTATTGGTTTCTGACATTGCAATGTCCTCCTGTTAAAAAATTTCGTTCCTGTAAAATGGAACGGTTACGTTGTAAACAAACCAATCTTCAACCTGACCTGACCGTGCTATGGTCGGAGCACTGCAGACGATACTGCTGAATTCTTCTCCCCTGAAGATTTCAGCTGCCGTGTCTGCAAGTACCCTTGCTGCCCTTGTTCCGGAGTTAAGAGCCGCAAAGATGTTTATAGATATGAGACCCCGCATTCTATACATCATATCAGAGCCGCCAAACCCGGCGACATTAGCGTTACTGTTATGGATTTCAATTGTCACATAGCTTGTCCCGGCCGTTGGGATATAATCCACATTATCCCACTTGATATCCGTCGTGGAAGCCCACTCGGTCGAGAATCTTTCTTCGATTACTTGTGCTTCAGCTTCAAAGCCCATTGATTTTTGCCTGTGTTTTTGCTTCTTCTTGTTTTATGGTTTTTGGTGTTTCTTCGAGCATGTCGTTGTGAGTATGTGCGTATACAAAATATCCTGGAGCGGACCCTCTTTCAAATTGCCATCCGGTTTCTACGTTCTGTGCATAATCAACTGTATTGGATATTGTAATTTTTTTTGGATTCTTAAGCATTCCAATAGCTCTTTGACCTTTTCCCATCATAAAACCTACTGCAGATTTCCTGTTTCTGTGGACGCTTGGTTCAGTGTATCTCGTATCATATGAGGATTGTCCAGTTTCATTAACTTTGTGATTTGTTATGTATCTTCCCGTTCTTATAGGAGACCTTGACCCGAGACGGCCAAGCACTTTTCTTGCGACTGCTTTCATGATTGTGTCATTCATTTTTGTTATTTCAACTTTGATCTCTTTCATATCTTTTTGAAATTTTTTGTGTCCGCCTATAATTGTTGGGGCTATTGTCATGCTTTCCTCACAAGGAACCGCCACAGAGCGTCCGCTCCGTCGTCAAGTATTTGTACTATCTGCCATTCCGCGGATGATTCTATGATGATGTCATTGATTTTTGGTGTGGGCGTCAGATTGTATTGCGGAATCATAGCCCAACGATCCTCGGTTTTGATGATTCCCTGTCCAACTTCCCTGGCCTTTACCCGAACAATGATCATATTAACGGAATAATCAGTGTAAACCCTTGTTGCCGTGCCAGTCGCAGGATTATACCCGGTACTGGATGTCATGCTTCTAAAAGTAACTGATCGTTTTACGTCACCGACTGCAGTAAAAGCTGCTATAGCTGCTTTTTTAAAAGCTTCTTTAATAGAAGTTGCCATTATACCCTCGCAAGAAGTCTTTGTGAATTAGCGTATTTCTGTCCGTATTGCTTAACCATGTCCCACACTGATTTCGGAACTGAAGAGGACTCGCTCCACTTATCCACCTCCAGTTCAAGGACATCGATTTTCAATTTTTTGAACCCTGCTAAATCACTGTCTCCCGTTGGGTCTGCATCGATTAGGGTTCGGGCATATTCGGCTGTGGCGTCTGATAAAAACGCCGGTATAATGGTTTTGCTTATCGCATATCCATCAACATCATAAACGTTATCTCGAGGCCAGCGTAGAGATTGTCCTTCTACAGCTAACGACCCTTCCCAGTCTATCATGTTGTCCAAAAGCCTTGTCGCCCACATCAATGCGGCTTCTTTTGTATCATCGTTAGCGCCGGTCCAGGTTGATACATGCAATCGCATTTCGTGGTAAATGTCAGCACTATCAAGCGATATATACGAATTTGAATTCGCTACACCCGCGCCTGTTTCCAATATTAAATCCGCCATGAGAGCACCTTATCCTTATTTGTTAAAAAAATCAAGCTATCTTATGCGAACATAGTGAAAATAGAAATCTTTTTTGCCTAAAGCTGTTGCTGTTATTTCGAATATT